GCTTTAATAATATCTGAATAATCCTTCATTCCACCATCCGCAACAATTTTTGCTGGTGTTTCAAGTGATAATGATAAATAATAACATTCTCTAATTAGAGATGCCATTGGGTAACCAATTCCAAGTTGTTGTGTGGTTAAACACCCATTACCATTGCCAATACCAACACGAATATAATCAGCACCAGCGTTTGATAGTACTTTATATGTAAAAGGATTTGCAATATTACCAACCATCAACACCATATTAGAACCATATCGTTCTTTTGCAACTCTAGTAACTTCAGCTAATTCTGAAATATGACCATTTGCTGTATCAATTAATACATATTCTGGTGAATCGAATGTTTGGAACTCATCTATATAATATTCAATAAAATGTTTTAAAGAATAAGACATAAACATATTATCTCTTTTTCTATTTTCACCCCTAGGTAGGCAAATATTGATTTTATAGTCATTAAATAACTCAGCGTTTAATTCATCAACCACAGTATCCATAGGAGCAGTAAATAATGGTAGTAACCCGTTATTATCAAATGGACTAACTTCTTTCCTACTACTAATGTATGTTGTTATCGCTGGTGTTATTAATATATCATTAAAATCAACTTTAACATCTTTATCCCCAATAAACTGACTCATATCTTTTTTTATTTTATACCACAAATATACTATTTTTTTATATTAATATCAACACTTTTAATAAAAGTTTAATATTTATTAATAAAGTCAGTTCTTAGTCATTAAATATGGTAATATATAAAACAACGAATTTAGTAAATGGTAAAATTTACATAGGTCAAGATAGTAAAAATAACCCAAACTATTATGGTTCTGGTAAAATCCTTAAAAAAGCCATAAAAAAATATGGTAAAGATAATTTTATAAAAGAAATTATTTTAGAATGTAAAACACAGGAAGAATTAGATATCATGGAAAAATTATGGATATCTAAATTAAACTCAACAAATAAAAATATAGGTTATAATGTTTCATTTGGGGGTCAATCTGGTAATATGTCTGGTTTGAAGCATTCTGACATTACTAAATTAAAATATTCGGAAAATAGAAAGGGTAAATTATCAGGAGATAAAAATCCTATGTATGGTAAAAAACATTCTGAAGAATCACGAAAAAAAATGAGTAGACCTAATAATGGTGATAATAATGGTATGTTCGGTAAAACTCATTCTGAAGAATCACGAAAAAAAATAAGTGAAAAATTATCAGGTGATAAAAATCCTATGTATGGTAAAAAACATTCTGAAGAATCACGAAAAAAAATGAGTGAGAATGCTAAGAAAAGAAATAATTCACCAACCAGTAAAAAAGTAAAGGTTGGTGAATTATTATTCAATAGTGCATCTGAGGCCGCTAAACATTTTAATATTAGTAATAGTTTAGCATCTTATAGGTGTAGAAATAATTTTAAAGATTGGTCATGGTATTAAAATTTTATTTAACACCTGATGAACCATAACCACTAGTACCTCTAATCGTATTATTATTAATCACATCAACTTTATTTAAATTTATAGTATTTAAATTAAAAATAGAATTTAATACTCCTTGAGCTATTCTGTCACCATTATTAATAGTAAACTCATTTTCGCCATAATTTATTAAAATAACACCTATTTCACCTCTATAATCACTGTCGATAGTACCAACTCCATTTAAAACGGCAATTCCATGTTTTAAAGATAGTCCACTTCTTGAGCGAATTTGTAATTCTAATGATTCTGGCAATTCAAAAAATAAACCAGTAGGTATTAATCGTCTTTCACCAATTTTTAAAACTACTGGTTCTGTTAAGTTAGCTCTTAAATCAAAACCAGCTGAACCAGATGTTGCATATTCTGGATTTGGGTTATTTGATTTATTAACATAATTAATATCAAATTTGAACGAATCTAAAATGCTAGTATCAGCAATCATATCACCTTGTGTAATACCATGTGAATTAGAATATTCACCCATAAATTCTTCATAACTATATGGGTCATCTGGGTTTATTGCTTTGGATAATTTATCCATTAAATCACCCATTAGGTTTTCATCATTTTTCATCTATAACTGCTAATTGGTTTGCTACTCTTAATATTGCTGCTAATTTTTCACCATTAGTTTTCATTGGTCTACCAGAAAAGTCTTCATTGTAGTTATACATTGCAAAAACCTCATCCTCACTTAATGATACACCAGATGATAGTGCATAATAAACTGAACGTTCAGTAACAGTCATGCTTAATAAATCTTCATTGAATTTGAACATTTCACCTTTGTTATCCTTATGCCATTGTGATGTTTGCTCCACGAACATTTTTGATTTACCAATTTGGTGTAGGAAACAAAGTTTAATTAATGATGTTGCATTAACCTGTTTATCTTCTGGTAGCATTTCATTTATTGAAACCGCATATTTTGTGGTATTCAATATATGTAATACCAAACCACCCTCAAACGCATTATATAAATTAGTTGTACTACATGCTGGGGCACCTATGAATTCTGGGCCAAGCAGATTGATTAAATCATCAGTTAAGAATCCGTGTTTAACGCCAGTTTCATTGAACTTCTTGGCATTTTTTAGTATTTTTTCTTTAGATAAAGACATAAAAAAAACATTTAATATACTTGTTATACCGCAAATATACTAAATGTTTTAATTAATTGCCAAAATTATTTAATAATTATCTATTTCTTTTTCTACCACCTACGGTTAAATGAGGTCTTTTATTAAAAAATTCATATTGTTTGTTAGCTGAAGTTGAAGCCTTCATATTTTCAATTCTAACTAATTCTTCAAAAGTTGGATTACCATCATTTAAATTAATATTTTCATTATGAATATCGATAATATCTGGCTCATATAAAAATGGTGAAATTCTGTTACCCAATATAACTTTTGTTTTATTAATTTCAATTCTATTTTGAATTAGTAAAGCATTGTTATCAACATTTGGTGGACTATATGCTGGTTGATTCATAACCCTTATTGTTTTTTCAACATCAACATTAAATTTTTTAGAAAAATTCTCTTTTAATTCTTTAACATATCTTAGTTTATCTTTTTCTTCTTTTTTATCTTGAATTGGTTTTTTAATATTATTATAATACCAATTCTTAATTTTCATTAAAAACTTTGATTTTTTAAATTTATTAAAGAATTTTTTAATTGAATTTTTAAGTCTAATCTTAAAGGGTGTTTTTTTCTTTGGTGTAAAGTCAGTAACCTTAAAAGAATCATTAAAGGTTGTTTTATGTGAAGCCTTTTTCATAGCCTCAAGTAACTCATTGGGTATTTTACTCATAACTTTATTTTTTTAAAATTTCAACTCCGTATCTACTTATCATAATCTTATCAAATAAACAAAATCCAATAAGACCATATTCATCAAATGCGTACTGTATCAGATTCAGATACTCGCTGAACATTATTATTTCTTTTTTCATCTAATAGTGATAAATATAGCTCTCTCCTTTGTTTTGACACAGCTTCAATAGAATATGTATCTTTAACTGTGTTATAAAGGTTATTTGATAGTATTTCAATTTGTTCTGGATTAGTCACTAATCTTTTTAAGAATTGATACCATTCCTTACTATCATTATTTACTAAATATGCATTACCATGTTCATTAAACACGTTTTGGTCTTTTTTATCCGTTGGTTTACGTCTTGAGTTAACTAAGTCAATTTGATATGGTCCAAAATCTTGTGCAACCAATGCTTTCTTATGGAAGCCAGATTCAATAACTTTTAATTGTGATTTAACTTTATTAAATATATTATCAGCCAATGGTGCCAATGATATGTCAAATAGGTTATAATTACTAGCGTATGTACTTACAGGTTTTGTCCAAACTCTTCTGTATGGCTCATTTTCAATACCTTCATACTCTTCTTTACTAAATGATAGTAAATGGTTTTTATAACCTTCACTAACTGTACTATAATTATCCGTAAATATTTGTTCGTATTTGTACCAAACACTTTCCATAGGTTTGATTGGTCTTTGTGTTTGCTCTCCAGTTTCTGGATTAATCATTGTTATATTACCTCTAAGGTCAAAACCACATAATACAAATTGTACTTTATCCAAAAGATTATCAGATTTAAATTTGTTAACCAAACCATTTAATAGTTTTAAATCTTCTAAATGGGATGAACCACCTAACCAACCAATTCTAATTCTGTCAGATTTTTCTGGATTAGGCATATATTGTCTTTCAGTTGGGTCAATTGCATTTGGTAACACATGTACATTTTTATTATGTTTTGCAATTTCTTTAGCAAAGATATCGGTTGTTGTTGTGATGTTCTCAGCAATTTTAAGATTACCAATAATCTTTTCATCCATTTTAGAATTTTTAATTATTAGATATGCTGGGTGATGTGTACCAGGTGCCCAATAATCATCCAAATCCATAATTGTGGTTATACCTAGATTTTTAAGTTTGTTTAACAACATTGGCATTTGTTCATATTGTCCCAAACTTCTATGATAATGAATAATATCATATTGTTTTAGATATTCATCATTATTTAAATCTGGTCTTTCTTCAATGTCAACATGAAACTCATTTGGATAGAATCTTTCTAACCCAATATGTGGTGCAACACTTCTGAAATAACCTACGCCAGACCTATCACTTGGGACTACTAAAACTTTTATTTTTTTTTCTGAACTCATAAAATATATTTAAAACTTTTTTATATGAATTAATGATAATAAATAAAAAAACAATTGTAAATAAAAAAAGGGGCAAAAGCCCCTTTTATTTTTATGTATTTTTTATTAAACCTTTTTCTTTGTTGTTACTTTACCTTCATTAATTAATGTGGTTATTGTTTGTTTAATAACGGATTCAGTTAAATTTTTTGAATATTCATTTGAAAGGTACTCAATTAACACGTCTTTAATCATTGCTCTTAAAACATTTTCACTATGTCCACCAAAATTTTGTTGTGGTTGTTGGTGTGTTTCTTGAATTGGTTGTTTTCTCGCTTGTGGTGTTGGCATTGGTTTCTCATATGCAATATCTGAAACATCATCTAATGTAAATGTGTGATTTAAACCACTTGGTTGCGCTATTGGATTTTCTCTCATAGCTTTTTTAACTGATTCTGGTAATCTTGAATTTTCAATTCTTGAAGTGTCAACCGTTGGTTGTGATGTTGGTCTTGATACACCTTCAGCTTGTAATTGTCTTACACCGTCTTCGGTTAAAGCTCTACCATCAACATGTCCTGTTTCATAGTTACCAGTTTCAACTTTATTCATTACTTTTTTAGCATTTCCCAAAATGCCTTTTAATTTATTTAAATCTATCGGTTGTGGTATCATATTAATTTATTTTTTATAATTTGCTATTGTAATATTACCAGTCATCAAATTATCCCCAGTTGGGTTGTATGACCCTAATGTCTTAAACATATCTATATTATATTTCATATTTGTTAATTTTATGGACCCTGGTACCACTCTATCTACTCTAAATGTTTTTTGACCTTCAACTGTACTGTTTTTTTTAGACTTGGCGGTTTTACCGCCAACTTGCTGAAGTCTAAAAATTAAATTACCACTTTTGGATGTACCCATTTTGTCTATAGCTCCGTACCTATCCGTAGTTAAACCATTTTTATCTTCATATTTAAACCAAATATATACCGTATTATCCATAGCTTTTTTAATATCTTCATTAACACCTTCATTTAATAATGACTGTTCTTTAGATATTTCTTCTAATATAATGTCTTGGAATATATTGTAAAGTTTCATTTATTTTTTAATTAAAAAACAGTTTGCCCCACATTAAGTGTTATATCTGGTTTTAAATATTTTTGATTAAAATTATATGGGTTGGTAACAACATTTGCAATTCTACCAGAACCAACAATTTGTGGACTACCATTAATATCATAACTACCACCAATAGCACCAGTAATATCATAAAACCCATTACCTAAAGCCCCATTATCTACTGATGAATCATTTGGATTACCCTTACCATATTCTGGTGTTTCGGAATCACTCAATGCTCTAGTATGTGTTGATGTATAATTATTACTGTTAGTAACATTATCATAATTGTTAATAGCGATTAATGTATTCCTAGCATCAATTGCTGCTTGTTCTAGTTTATTGCTTGCCATTTTTTATTATTTTAGTAAACGTCAACTTGACCAACATTACCAGAGGTATCTGGGGTTGTATAATATGAAGTTGGTCCATATCCCCAAGTTGATGTATTATTTGCGTATGCTGCTAATCTACCAGAACCACCGTATGTTGGGTTTCCATAAACGTCTAAACTACCACCACCATTGTAAGTATCTAGGTATACCCCAGTACCTTTACCATTAACAGGTGTTTGAGCATCACTTAATGCTCTAGTGTGTGTTGCTCTGTAATTATTTGCATCAGCAACATTATCATAATTGTTAATAGCTATTAATGTTGTTCTTGCTGCAATTGCTGCTTGTTCTAATTTATTACTTGACATGACTATTAAATTTTATTTTTTTTGTTATTATCCATATATTCTATTAAATATTTAATGGAATCAATTTCTTTTTTAATTTCAGATTCAGATACTGCAACAACACTACCGATTTCTTGTGTTTTAGTAGCTTCTCTTTTTTTATAAATATTATATCCGTTTACACCTCTTTTTCCACCTGGTCCACCAGTATTTAGTTTTGACCTTTTTGGTGCATCTATTTTTTTAGCTTCACTT